CTCCTAGCATGTGATTTATCAAAAAATAGTTCTCATTTAACATCAGTCCCCCCAGTTTTGATGCAAGTGACTGCATCGTCATTTGTGCGGCATCTCCGCTACTTTGTAAAACCCTTACATTTGCGGCATCTGTCACGGTCGGAAGTTCATTTTCATACACGTCATTTCCTGTTGCAGCAACGGCAGCAAATGTTGAAGTTTCTGACAAAGCCATAACCATTCTTGTGGAAACCATGTCCACCATCTCATCCACTGTTACATTCTGTTCGTTACCGTCTTTATCAACAGCCTTAAAACCAACAATATTGTCTAAATTCAAATCACTCATAATATCCTAATTTTATAAAGTTTCTATTTCAGATTCAAGCTCAATGATATGGTTGTCTATACACGTGTTCACCTCATCATTGAAGTTCGCTATATCCAGTTCCACACATCCGGCACTTGACCGGGTGCTGCTGTAGATACGGACATAGCCGCCGTTATTCAACGTTTCCTTCGCCAGCTTCAGTTTCGCCAGTTCGTCATTGATCCGGCTGGCGCGTTCCAAATTCTCAATTTTCATGTTGTTCCTCCTTCTCTTTATATGTCTTCAAATAATGTTCAAACGAATCGGCAAATGCTCCGGTAAAGGTCGGATAAGCGAACCGGATTATTTCAATCTCCTGCCCGCTTAAGTCCACATTGCCTTCCGCATTATAAATCTTCTCGGAAAGACAATGCGCTCCGATATTATCAGGCACTTTGGTATAAAGGTTATTTGCCAAGCTATATGCCACATCACAGGCAACCATTTCTTTCTTGTCTATCCCCGTGTACATGGGGAACTGTTTAAAATTTATTTTCATAATCATTACATTTTAGTTCCAACAATCAATCCAATTCATAAACCACTTGTTATTATGCTTGTCATAATACATTGCTGCCGCCTTTGACTTGGCCAAACCTATCGAAGTGCTGACCTCCCCGGAATTCCAGCCGACAAGATTTGTTCCGGCTATGGTCACATCACCACCAGAAACGTTTCTTATCCAGTAGAACTGCCCGTCTTCCGCAGTGGACGGAACAGTCAGCGTAATACCGGACGTTACAGCCATGATAACACTATCCATCACTGACAAAGTTGTGCTCTTGCTTATTCTGCGCAATCTGAGCCTAAACCCACAGATGTCCCCCTTGACGATATACAACGCATGATTCCCGGTATACTGAAAATCATTATCATCATAAGCATGGGAACCTTGTATGTCAAAATACATGCCCACATTGCCATACGCCATATTCGTTATATTCCTATTAACTGAAATACGGGATGGGCATAATATTGCCCCCCCACTAGATGAAGGAAAAGTATCCGCACCAATGAACACGCTTGAATAACTTCCGGTAAATCTTACCAAGTTGGCGGAAAGGAGCATGGCATTATTTCCGCTAACAGCCTCCAAACTTGCAGATGATATGGTAAAACCACCAATATTCCCTTTTGTAGATGTGATTGTTCCAGTAATCTCTGCATTCTTACATTTGAAATACCCGGTTACGCCATTGATAAGAAGAGTTTCACCTTCATCGTTGTGGGATTTAAGCACATTGTTTTTGAACATGAATCCGGCCACATTCGCACCATCGGCGAAAAGGGTATCAGTAGCGATATTCACAAACTTCTGCATGGCTTCCCAGTTCGAATCCCCGTTGGCTGATGTGGGGGCGGCAGTAACGGAAGCGCCGTAATTTTTTACAAGGAAATTATAATAAACTCCCCCTATCAGATATATGACCTTATCCCGGTAATCCGCATTCCAGACGTAAGTCTGTCCGGAAGCCCATACGCCTCTGTCACGGGGAAACGCCCCTGTTGCTCCTGTCGCTCCTATGGCTCCGTCTTTAGCAACCCCCACACCTTTTTCAGCGACAAAATTATTATTCCATGCGTTTGCATCGGAAGCCGACTTATAAGCCCGGACGGCAAACTGGGTGTATCCGGCTGTTGCAGGAACGGATATCTGGCTGTTCAGGGTAGCACCTACATGCGCCAGCCAGCTTCCGTTATATTTGCGTGCGACAAGATAGAACCTATTCGTATCGCTCACATTACCGCCTATATTCTGTTTCATGGTAACAACAAATGCTGACGGTGACGGTGTGCCTGTTGACGTGAAGTTTATCGTGCTTACCGGGCTGTCAAGCCAGTACGAAGCGGACGGTTCGACACCGGAAGTCATTTCCTGCCAGTCGGAGTTGACAGCCTTGTCCGATCTCTTCCCGGAAAGTATGTAACCGCCATCCTTCTTCCTTAGATAACGTCCACCTCTCACACGAAGAAGCGGAAGTGGCGGATTGGAAGTCTGAACCTTGCTTAAGTAAGATCCTCCGGCAAACGATACTGTACTGTTTTTCGCATACGGAATGTTGGCGGACTCCCAATGACCTGCGGCTGTGATACTCTCACCGTCAGCCCCGTCCTTACCATCTACAAGCATGGGGACAGTTTCAACATCCACTATCTGGTCATTCACGTAAAAGACAAACTTCAATGTCTTCGTGAAATTTCCGCTTGATATGGCTGTATTGTTGTTTATGGTAGTTTCAGCTCCACCGTCTATGCTGTATTTCAATATACCGTCCGTTGTGGTGGATATCACGCCCCCCACTGACATTTGCCTGTAACATGATACGGAAGACACGCTGTAGTTCCCGTTCTTGTCCTTGCTTACTGAACTGGCGGAAACGACAATGCTGTATAGAATGGCATCCGCACCATTCGCTCCCCCACGCACACCAGCTACTGTGAACGTAAGATCACGGGAATACTGCTGCCCGTTCTTTGTAGCCCTGATTGTGATCTTCACCGTGTTTGTCGCAGCAAGAGTAGCTCCGGCAGATACCGATATTGTCACCACTCCTGTATTCTTGTCTGTCGCACACAGAAGATTTGTGTCAGGTGTACAGGTGATGCTGTCAAGCGTGAGCTTCTCCGTTCCATACCACATACTGACAGTTGTATTCCAAGTCTGCGAGGACACGACCTTCCCGTCTGAAGTAAGGGCTGCATTGACCATCTCGTTATCGAAGTCCGCCATGATGGCATTCTCTCCGTCCTTACTCCAGCGATGCACCACGGCAGGATCACTGAACTCAGACCATACGCCGTTTTCCTTAAAACGTGTACAACCCCATTCAACCTGATGGTCTGCGTCCACACCAACAAAATCATCCGTCCAGCCTTCGGGGATATAATCATCCTTCTGCTGGCTGTCAGGTTTTTCGGGAGGATTATCTATGATATTGCCTCTTGTGTATATATACTCATAGCCCTTACCGTCTTTCCCGTCCGATATCATAAGCTGCCATCTTCCGTCCTGATAGATGTAGGTGGCGCGGTCAGTTGTGTTACGGTATGAATCACCGTTTTTCGGGTTGGCTGGAGCCGTGGCAAATTCACCAAGGAAAGTGATACTCTCTCCTTTCAGTTCACGCCCGTCAAGCAGCATATCCCAGTCTTCGTTAACCTCCCAGTCGGCAGGTTTTCCGGCAAGATAATAACCACCGTCCTTCTTTCTTAAGAAATTGCCGCCTTTGATACGCAATATTCTGATGGGAGGATTGGAGGTTTCCACCTTGGATATAAAGACACAGTTGGCAAGAGTGACCATTGTATTGGCACTATATGGTGTGTTGGCGGATTCCCAATGGCCACCACCGACTACAGACAAGCCCGGATCACCTTTATCACCTTTGTCCACTTGTTTCAGCCATGCCGGATTATCATCTGACGGCTCGGTTGTCGTTCCGTTATCATCAACACACAACCACAAAGCCCCGTTGTGTGACACCCGGTTATAGTAGGCGTACTTACCTGCGGTCCATTCACCTTTGTCCAACGGAACACGCACTGTCTGTCCGGTGATCTCATCCACCTGAAAGATAAGCCCGGTCATGATAATGTTTTGAAGAACGGCCGAGTAATTGTCCGCATTAACACCGGCTACAGTCATGCCTTTTTTCTTGCCGAACCACGCAGGCATCTGCGCCGGTTCCGGGTCCCAAGTGTTGGCATTGTCAAAGAATGTAATACAATTGTTTCCGTTGACTGAATCAATAAGTATATAAGTCTGACGTTCCGGATCAGTAAAGTTACCTGTTTGTGCCAATACCATCTGCTCGGCAGGTTTCCAGTCAGAATGCCCCGGACGGGGAATGACAGTAAACTTCTTGGCGGTATAATCTGCGGCAGTCACCCGGAATTTCATCTCTTCAAAGCCATTCAGCTTGCCTTCGCTATTCTTAGTCACAAAATAGGTGGTAAGGATATCATCAACAAACTGGCTCAATCCGTCCGCGTCCGTCAGATCGGGAGTGATGGTGTAGGTTCCATCGCCGTTATCCACGTATGACAATACGCTACAACCGCCACCGGGGGAGTTTACCATACGTCCTTTGAAATAAGTTGTACGGTTAAAAGCTATTTCAGGAACAAACAAACGCTTACGAAATACACCGCTTTCCATTTCAAGATTGCCCTTTTCGTCTATGTATCCACCTGAAACGCCGGTTATGAACTCACCTATCTTAAGATACGACTTGACAATGATACCTTTTAAAAAAGTGATCAGACCGTTGGCCGTGTCGTTATTTATCTTTGAGATAAAATATTTGGAAAGTTCCTCTATATTTGCACTTCCCGATATGGCAACAACCCGGTCTTTATTGGTCCTTATGTAAATAGAAGGATTCTTATCATCATTATGTATGTATATCTCACCCTCATTCAACCCTTCCAATCGCTTTTCAAATGATGGGGATATTTTCGGTATAATCGGATTTCCTTCTGCATCCGTTTCCGAACCGTACCACAATATCTTTATAGGATGATTTCTAGCCATGATTACACATAATTTTCATTAACAAAAGCAGCTTGCGCCTTCTTGTATTTTAACACATCGTCCTCTTCAGGATTAGTTAGCAAAAATGCTATACCTGAAGAAGAAGTTGCGATCTCAGTTTTGCCTCCGATCCCAGCAATATCGTTTTCTCTAGGGCGTAAAGTCACTTTATATATAAACATCTGTTTTTTACCTATTGTATCCAGCTTTTCCGGGACAGAATCCCCTTCCCGTACATACAAATTACCGTCTATGTTAACGTGAGAAAGGCAAAGTAACTTATTTATGAACTCCGCTATATAATACGGAACACCACGACTTGTCCCAAATACAAAATCAAATGTCTTATAAGGAAGAGAATACATTTCTATTATCTCCTGCTTCTGGTTCACGAACTGTTCGTTCTCAACTTTTAAGTCCACCCCATCCGGTTTGAATCCTCCTATTATTCTGAACTGAAACATCTGCTGAACATCATCAATCCAGAATATATTATCAAATGCAGAATTATTATCCTTATGGGAATATTCAATCAATATAGAATCACCTATATTCTCACACACACAGAATTCCTCACATTCCTTATCGCCTATAGTTACTGTATATATCCCCTCCGAAAGAGATAATGAGGCATAATACATCTTAACGCTTTCATTAACATCATAAGTGAGCAGTGCTATTGACGAGGAGATATTGCCAATCTTATCATTCAAAGAAGCCAAAGGTATTTCACCGTTATCGCAGAAAATTTGCAGCAAAATGTTGTCTGACAAGGAAAATACTTGTCTGAAACATCCTGCATTTGAATATTTATATTTCAGCGGTTTGAAGAATAACGGGCAAACATCTCCGATTGATATCATGGTCTTTTCGTTAGTTTCTAGCAGCTTGCGACTTCACAAGCTTTCATTGCAAATATAACAATTAAAATTTGAATCTTTATAAAGAATTAGAATTTTTCACAATCAAAGTTACCTTTGAACTTTGTGATTTTGTGAAATTGTAATCAGCCTGCTGATAATATCCCTGTATAACCTTGCCTTGATGTTCAAATTCAACAATTCCTGTAAGATCTTCCGGAAGCTCTACATCCGAAGTTTCAAATTCTACTTCCGCCACAGTAAACATCCTTTTTGAAAGAATTATATCCCTGCTTTCCCCCATTCCATCAATACCCACATCACTATTACCATCTGAAGACGCAAAAGTAAGCATCTCAACAGATGAACCGATATATGCTTCATTGGCCAAAACCATAGAAGAAGGAGAAAACATGGCATTGAACATTGTGTCAGGGCTGAGAACGCCACCCATAAGATAATCCCTGTTCAATATATACTTAAGTCCAGACGAATCAGATTTCACCCCTACCATAAATAAATCAGTGTCACTTTCGTTGTCTGTAGTATCTTCACCTATCTTGTCAGCAAGGAACTCTATGCCGTATGCGTCCGCACGGTATGGAGATATCATTTCAAGGCTATTGTCCGTCATGGTCACGCCTGTGGTATATTCATTCGTAAAACGAAACTCATCCTTACCATTAGCCGTGTCGTAATCCTGTTTGTCAAAGCCTATCCGTATGCGCGAATACACCAATGCGGAATTAACCTTCATCTCGTAATCGGATAAATCATCTATTTTTTTGACAACATCATCCGAGAAGTATTTGCCTCTGTGCCGGAAAGTTATCGTATTGCCGGATATGTCATAAGCGTATCCGAACACATAACTCATCCAACTTGCAAATTTGGTGAAGGATGTATATATTTTGGCTCCCGGAATCTTACGAGCTGATTCAGCCGCCAAGAGCATACAATTATCAAGCCTTCCGTCCCCCATGCTTTCTATTACCCCCGTCAATCCGTCTTTTCCCCCGTTAATGCTTTTGAGTAGTCTGTTGAGCAACGTGCCGGGATTTACAACATCCATCTCAACAGGATTTATTCTGTTTTTCCATGATGCATGTATCTTTATATTATCCTCATTGACCTGCAATTCATTATATGCCCTGTCGGATCTGAACAAAAGGAACAATGCATCTCCCTCATGAAGACTTACTGTACCGTTATATTCAAAAGCAGTGAATGAAGTTCCTGCAAGAGAAACTTCCTTTATATATACAAGTTTCCCGTTGCTTCTTTTAGCAAGACTGACCTTTCCATTCGTATCAAGCCATCTTACCTTGAATTCCGCATAGATGTCAAGTGTTACAGAAACACCTCCCTCTATATTCTCAAAAAACGGAAGCTGGTCTTTTTGCAAATCTGTAATATTACCGTCTGAATCAACATTTAAAGGAGATGTATCACTCACGTCATCAAAAAATGACCCCCTGTTTATAAGCGCATCAGAAGACTTGATATAAATAGTTATATATGAAGGCTTGGTAGAATCATTAAACGCAAGATAAAGGCCCTCATCATTCTCCGTATCATAACGGGACCCGGTTATTATCCATTCCGCAGTGCAAAAAAGTTCAAGCCCGTCATAGACAAGAGGAATGGGGCTTTTCACCTCTTCAACAGGATATTCATATTGGGTTCCCCTTTTAGCCTTTATCATGGACGCCACGCTATCATCCACGGCATTTATCTGTAAGATACTACCATTATCCTGCAATGTAGAGAAATTGAGAGCGCAACTAAACCGTTCATTATACAACCAACTGTTATTTCTTGTACTTATTATTATTGAAGCGGAAGCATTCAGATAATCTTCATCATATTGTTTTAACAGCAATATTCTAGCATCCCCAGCAAAAGAAAATTTGTTAGAAAAAGTACGGATAACACCGTCATAGTCATTTCTCTTGAAACTAGCCTTCACCTCGTCCCAATTCTCAAGATCATCAGTAACCCTGTACCTCAGACCATTTATAAGTAACTCACATCGATAATACATAATTATTTCTTTTTACGATTCAATTCATCGATTTCATCGCATGTCTGCCTAACAAGACAGGCGTAAGATCCGGCGGTCCATTCTTTCAGATTGATATGCATCTTATTATATTTTCCAATAGCGACAACTTCATTTATAAACCCTCGTTTTGTAGGCTTCTCCTTCGGTTCCTCATTCTTTTCCTTACTTATCTTGTCCAAATCATATTGTGCACGGGATTTTAACGCGGATATTCTAGCATTCATGACCATTACATCACCTTTCTTGCACGAATAACCTATCTTCATCAGAATATCACGCACCTCATCATACATTTTCAACTTCATCATGTTCTCACATGCCTTCATGCACTCCACGGTCATTGCGAGATTCATACGTTCATTACAATTCAATATCTCAGAGGATAACTGTTTGCTCCCAACAATTTCTATATAGTCATTGATAATTTTTGCCGATGCGGCCCCTTTGTCCTCACTGTCAAATTCGATAGTATTGCTATCATTGGTATAGATCTCTATAAAAACGGACAAGGGAAGTTCATATATGTCACTTGTATACCTCATAATCATATACTTTTTGAAAATTGCTGATAATTGTTTTCTCTTATCGCCTTGGCTAATTTTGCAAATCCTATCTGCTGTGATTTCTCCAGATGCCCTATCTTTTTCTCCAGTTCGCTATAATCATTAACTATTGATACAGGAGGAAGATTGTTTTCGCTTCTATATGCCATAAGACCATCAAAATCATTTGCATGAGCCTTTATCCTGTCCATATCCACAGCATAAGGTATAACCTTCGCACCTTTAGGGATGTCAACCAAAGTAGGGACAGACGGAGTAATATACGCCCCTTTATCTGTAACGATCGTTTCGGAAACGCCACCATCACCCACTACAGCCAATCCGCCTTTATGCGAATCAGTACCCTTGGCGTATTTTGGAATAGGAGTCGCTATAATAGTAGCAAGCTGTATCGCCCCCATAGCACCTAGAGCAGCTATCATAGGTATTGCAGCAGGGAAACCCAATTGTTTTATCGTCTGCAAAATACCACCTGCTATCTGTATAGCCGCTTCAGCTATACTGGTAGCTTTCTCAAACTTTGCTTGTTTTGTTCTTAATGCAGCTTTTTTCTTCTCCAATTCGGCATTCTTTTGTGCCGTTTTATCTTCCGCCGCACGTTTACGCGCTTCGGCTTCTTCTGTTGTTATAGCCCCTTTTTCTTCTAAAGCCTCTATACGGGAAATTTCCTCTTCACCAGCTTTCTCATTCGCTTCCTGTTCAGCCTCAACAGCCTCAATCTGGCGATCATAAATGGATGATATCATTTCACCAATTCCACTAACCATAGAAGCCCACATCTCGGTGGTTCTTTCCATCTTCTCACCGTCTGTAAGTTCTTTCCAAACACCCGATATCTTATCAGACATAATACTGAATCCCTTATCCATCCCGTCAAATATACCGGCAAACGGACTATCGATATCCGATGCAAGATCTTTCAATGCAGAAGAATAACCTTTCAACGCTTCAAAATTCCTTCGTGTAATATCCTGTTGCTCTTCCGCTTTTTTCACCTGATCATCCGCATTTATGGAACCTATCTCTGCTTCCATTGCCTTTATGGATTCTCTCAGCATTTCAATCTGTTGCTTGCTTACCACGCCCGATGCTTCCGCTATCTCGATCATTTTTTCAGTAGCATCTATCTGTATCTGCAATTGCTCGTTTGCGGCTTGCTTCTCCAATTCACGCATGGCTTCATCATATTCTTTTCGCGACATCAGCCCTTTTGAATAATTTTGTGTTATAATGTTTTCAAGCTCCTTATATCCAGTACTTGTAGCTGCTATACGGAGAGATGATTGTTCTTCTTCCAGTCTTAGCATCTCATCGGTATACTTTTTCTTTTCCTCGATCCTTTTTTCTTCGGCCTCTGCCAACTTCTTAGCATATTCCTCATTCTCTTTCGCTACCTTCTGCTTTCTCTCTTGAACCAACATTTCCCGGAGTTTGTTTTCTTCCTCAGAATATCCCTTTATAACTGCTATCTGGTCTTTATATTCTTTCTCTATGGCAGCAAGATTACGCTGGTGCTCATCCTCTATAAGAGAAACGGACAAGTCAGCCATTTTATTCCTAAGATTCTCTATATATTGTGCTAGATCATTTGCGGCTTTATCAACAGAATGAGGATCAAATGTAACATCTTCAATATCAATAGAATTTGCTATATCTTTACTAGCTTTATCTATCCGATATATCTGATTTAATATAGAACCTATTTCTTCATCCAAATCTTCAACCTGCTCGTTTAATTTCCCATACATATCTCTAGCTGTATCCATAGCTGCCCCTTGACTGGATTCATATTGTGCTTTCATCTGGTCTCTAGCAGATTCAAGTTTCGTACGTTTTTCTTCTTTTTCTGCCAATTGATCTTCCAATTCTAATTTTTGCTTAGCCTGTTCCACAAGACGATCTTGCACAGCTCTAGCTTTAGCCGAAGCTAATATGGCATTAGATAACCTTTGATAACTATCAGCCGCTTTACCTGCAAGAATATTTTCATCACTTATGTTTTTAAAATATGAAGGATATTGCTTTTTCAGTTCCTCAACGGCTTTTTTTCGTTCTCCCATAGGTTTATTCAAATTGACAGCCGCCCTATATAATATATCCAATTTAACAGCTTCATCTTGGGAATTTTTTACACCTTCTTTTTGAGCTTTATTCAAATCCTCCTGAAACTGTTTTAAATAATCAATTTCTTTTCTTGCATCAAACAGGCTACCCACCCATTTGGTTATCTCACTTCCATAACTCGATAAAAGAGTTATCCCAACAACTAAAGCTGTCTGCCAACTAAGAAGGGAGCCTAATACTTGTTTAAATACAGGTGTAGCAGTCTGCCCCGATTTCTTAAGAAGTTCATATTCCACCCTTGCTTTCTTTAACTCATCAACAAACATAGGAAGGTTATTGGATATGGCAAGAAAGAAAGAATTGGCACTAACAGACAAAGCTGGAAGTTCTCTCGCAATCTGTTGTATGGAAACATTAAGCCCATTCCAACCCGAAGCATAATTACCCACATTACGTTGGTAATTGCCCATCTGTGCATCTATATCCTTTAGTTGCTGATTCAGCTTACCGATACTGTTCAAGATATCCATACCTTTTGCCCCCTCACGTGCAGCTTGTGAAAGGTTATAATATTCTTTTTCCAGTTGAAGCATTGAAGCCTTCATCTCGTTATAGCTTCCTGTTGTGGCAATCGCTACCTGTGTATGATTTCTCAATATCGCCGAATACTGTTTATTCTGCTCTGTCAGCGTGCGTAACTGGGACACCGTAGCATCTCTTTTGGACTTGTACTCCTCTTCGCTGATAGAACCTGTCTTATACTCCTTCGATAATTCCCTCAGAGATGTTCTTAAGGCTGAAATTGTTTCTTTGTTATTACTTAATCTACTGTTCAATTCGGCGGCTTGTGCATCAAAAGCCTTTACCGTCTGACGGATTGAATCAAAATCAGCAGCAGTCATGGATATTTTCTTGGATGCCTCTTGGAATGAAACAGAAGCAGTTTCCGCATCCTGTGACACGTTTTTCAAGTCTTCGGAAGCGCCTCTCAGATTTATTTTCACTTCCGTTATCTTATCTGCCAATGTATTCAATGGTTTGGTAAGAAGCTCTATCTTACGGGAAATATCAGTCAATAACTTTAATTGACTAGTCTGTAATTCAGACAATCTATTTTGAGAAGCATATAATTTGGTTATTGTAGCATTATAACTGTCAACCTTAGACTGGTATTCTTTTAGATTACCCGGCTTAAAATTTATACCATCACTTAATTGTTTTGTGAAATTCGCATATTCGGAAGATGTGGTTTGAATATTAATCCTTATCTCATTCAACTTCTTAACGATGTTAGGATCAATCGCATCAGTAATTTTAAATTCTGCTCCAGCCATAGTCTTTTCGTAAGTTTTGGGTGATGCATGACTTCATGCACCTTCTAAGAGCAAAGATAGTGATTTTATTGATATTATGAAGATAAGGAAATAAAAAATGAGGTTGTGTCAGCATTTGATACAACCTCATTTTTTATCATTCGTTTTCTTGAATGTTATTAAATTTACTCCATCCTATTGCCCTTGAATATATTTCCAAACAACCTTTAGGTACATATAAGATACAATTCTTTTTCACATCTTCATCAAAGCAATTTTCAAAAATATCTGGAGGAGTCAAACATTCTATATTTATTTTTGCTATATTGGAACAATTTTTAAAAGCATTAGGATCTATATTTTTGGTTCTAGGACCAATAGTAATAACTTTTAAATTTAAGCATCCTTCAAAAGATTCATCTCCAATCCTTTCCGTTCCTTCTCCTGTATATAAAAAATCAAGGCCCAAACAATCTTTAAAACTTCTTTGACCTATTATTTTTACTTTTTCATGGATAGTAACATCAGTAATATAAATCATTCCTTTAAAAACCTCATAACCAATAGTCGTAACCCCTTTAGGTATTATTACTTTTCCCTTTTGTTCACTTTTTATTTTTTCTAAAACAAGAGCGACATCATTATCCCCTGCAATAGCTCTCAATACAAAATCCCCATCTTCAGCTTTAGTTCCTTTTCCCATATTGAGTGCAACAATTACTATTATTGCTATCACTCCAATCATTAAAATAGCAGACATTATCTATAGTTTTTAATTAGTTATTTTTTACAAAGTAATATACATTAAAAGACAATTCAAAGAATTATGGCATATTTGTTTGCAATTTAGAATATTGTCTAAATAAATTACAAACATAGCGTTTCAATCTTTATGTTTAAATTTCACCTTCTCACTTCTTTTCCCAGTGCATACAATCAGTTTGAGATGTTTGCCGTATATCTGTTCAAGTCTATTATTTTGTTCTTTCATTTTTTGAAGTATAATTTCAAGTTTATCTATTGTTTTCATAGTCTTTTCGGGTTATGTTGCGAATCGCAACGTTAACGGATGTAAATAGTCTGCCCACCTCGTAAGATAAGGTGGGAAAGACTTGATTAATATGTAAAATTTAAATTAGGCTATCTTCATCAATTTTCTATCAGAACGTTTGCCACCAAACAGGTGATTGATGTATGCAAGCCCTTTCTGTGTGCATAGCACAACCATCACGACAAAGCCCGGATGATTCTCTCTTGGGATAGGCTTTTCTTTCATCTCAAAGTAGCCTGCATCAATATATTTCTGTTTCGGCTCATTCCTGTTAGCAAAAAATACTCCTGCTTCACGCAGTTTCTTGAATAAGGTGTTTCGTCCGAAAGGCAAGCCGAGTATCTTGGCAGCCTGTCCTATATCACATTTGCCTTCCATCGCAAAGGCTTTGTCAGCGAAGTCCGCTCTGGGCTGTATCTTTGCTATCTTAGCATCTTTCTGTTCGATTTGCTTTTTCTGTTGCTCCGATTCAATGCGCAGCCGTTCTTTCTCCTTTTCAGAAGCTACCAAAGCTTCCAAGGCTTCAAGATAGGTTTTAGGAGTTTGAGGTTGTACGGAGTAGCTGCCGGTGTTTACTACCGATGGGACGATTTCGTCAAAAATCCAATTTTCAAATTCATCCGCCCTTGGCATTTGGCTTTTAGCGGTCAAACGGTAGATGTTACCTTCACTGATAAACTTCATTTGTTGAATACCGCTATTTGTAGGGGTGTCACGTAGCGTTACGCCCTGTGATTTACAATGGTCTATGATAGCTTTTCTTGGATTTGCATACTGCAAAGAGGTGGCAATATCTGTTGCACAAAACCAACTTTTACCGTTTTCAACAAACATACGAACCTTTCCGAATAAAGGATGTTCATAAACCATAACTTCGCTCGTTTCGTGAGCTGACGCAATCTGTACGGTACTATTATTCCCGTTCAAATAGATTTCATTTGGTTGTAGCATGAAATGAAATTATTTGTTATTAAATAAAAAAGCAGACAAATATCCTAGTTTGCTACAACCTACCATTGCCATTGGGCGATGATACACGGATATTGTCTGCCTATATTTCAATATATAAGTTTCCTTACGGGCATAAAAAATCCCATTGGCATATTTAATAGTAAGTTGTAGCACTGCAAAGGTACAACATTTTTTCAAACAAACAAATAATGAAAATATATTTTTCATTGTTATTTTCACACACATAATATCCATCTTTCTAATGACTTTCAACACGCCACAATATGCCTTACCTGTAATTTCTGCAATTTGCAGTGAACTTATTGTTCTTTTTTCGCCATTTTCCCCATCAATAGGTACTAACTTATTAAAATTTTCCATATCTTTGCGATATAAGATTAATATTGTTCCCCGTTGGCGGCTCAGTCACTTCCGCCTTCGGGGATTTATTTTGACTGATTGTAGCAGGTGGGGAATCGAACCTCATTGTGCCATTATTCACTCCTGCTTTCCTCCCTTATACTATCCACGCTTGGAATCGTATAAAAAGAAAGTTCCGTAATAGGTGCAAGCTACTACGGAACAGTCATATATAAACTCCAATAGGAGAATATTTAATCAACATCAAGTAACGCTTTGCACTTGTTACAGATACAAAGGTAAATGATGTTTTTATCTTATACAATGGTATGAATATTAAACAAAAGACAATATCAATTAATAGTAATACTAAGTAACGCATAGTAATATATAGTAACGCAATTATTAAATATCACATTCGCAATTTAGACAAAATCTAAATTATAACATAATTGATAGTTTTGTTTTTCAATAAAAAAATAAATGTCTTTTTTTGCACAAAACATTTGTAACAAACGAACTGTTTTTAGATATAAGCATCATTAATCATGGGAATATAATATGGCTGAAAAAAAACAAAGTTACACAGAGGAAGAATTGAATGAAATGATTGCATGGTTTAATGATCATGCTAACCAACTTCCCAAAACAATGCAAATTAACAAATCTGCGTTCACTCCAGATTTAGTCCTCACTATCGAAAGCTGCATCATGCAGGCGAAACAAAATTTAGGAAATTACAAGATGGAAGGATCATTCTTGCTTCTAAGGCAAATAAGAGCCAATATTGAAAAAGGAGAAAACGATCTTTTGTAGATCCGTCCTTTACATAGATAGCGGTAATCCTTCCGGATGTCCGCTATCATTTCACGGAAATATGAATTCAATAAACTCGCCTGACCAGTTTTCACCTTCACGACAGAATTTATACACATCTCCAACCTTGTATAATATATAAACACATTCATCCATAATAGCAGCCTTCTCTGCGATTGAACGCATATGTTCCACCTCCCTCATTGACTTATTTCCTTGGCACAAGCAGTTTTTCATAGTTCGCACCTCCTTATAAATTTCTCAATAGAGGGCATAAGCCTGTACGTAACATAATGCCTCCTTGCTTTGGAGCTTACCTTGAAAATTTTATAGCCATATTTCTTCTCAATATCAGAACCAAAAGAAACGCCATAGCTGGCAATCCTTATACCATTTGATATTGGTATTGCCGTGATGGAACTATAAAAATCTCCACGTATGATAAGGTTTGGAGTATTGTTCCCTCTTGCAGAAAAACCCAGATATGAAGGTTTCGGTTTCTGTATCTTTGTCTTCCAATTTTTATAGCGTTCGGCGTTTTTCTTCCAATGCTCTCCATAAGTTTTTTTAAAGTATGGGTCCTCAGTATATCCAGGGATCAAAGGATTTTCATCTCCATCAACACCACTATATAGCTGTTCTCGTACATATTCCTCAAACTGAGGAGCATCCTTTTCCATCTTATCCCTTATCATTGGCTGAATGCCATCAGCCAATTTCTTCCAACATCTCGCGTATTCCTCCAATGTCATAGCAAAAACGGGGGATCAATCTCCCCCGCCTCCTAAATTACTGTTATTGATAATTCTATTATATACGGAAACCAGCCTTGATTTCCGCCTTTCTCTAGAAATGTCCTTCCAGAATACATCTATATTCTGAGCGACAAACTCATCCAATGAAAGTTTGGCCACCTCGGACTCTATAAATGTGACTCCATTAATTCTCATTGTACCCATTGTTCAATCCCAATGACCCCATTATCCTGTAAAATAGAAGGAGATTTAAGCACCGGTACACCTCCTGTCGCTGTAAGCACACCGTTACTGTATTCCAGTGCTGACGCACCAGAAACGACTGTTGAAGCCTTCTTAGACAATACAGCGCCATAATATGCAGTAAGGTCTGTGCGGTCATAGTGATCCACGAGTTTATATGTATTCTCAGGAGATGTCATTTTCACAAATTCAACATAATTCAATCCCTTGAGAACATTTTCCAAATTTACACCCGATTGTTTTACAGACATGTTTTTCATCATCTTCTCCGTATCGGAATACATTGCATTAAACGCAAGATAAGCCTTTTGTCCGCTTGAGTCATAAGTCTGCCCTGTAGGGTAAACCCCTGACAAATCGAATCCTGCAAGCTCGTCTGTTCCGTCATCCTCTCCGTAGATAACATTATTCTTGTCAAAAACATACATATCAAACAATGTATCCTTGTTGGCTACAAGATTAGCTTGTAAAGCTAGATTAAACTTACGCAACGTGAATGTATCCGTCCTTGCCGAATAGCCCGTTATTTCCGAACCGGCATAACCATTTTCCGATGTATTGGGTTCACCACCGCTTACCGCATATTCCGAAAATCCTGTAATAGGATAAATTCTGTCCGGATAATCAGCATGGCAAGCCTCTTCCAAAGCATCAGCAGCCAGTTCCTTTGGCAGTTTTTTGCCATGAATGACCAATATAACACCTGCTACCTTGTCCGGTTGCAGGGGGCAGTAATTCATTCCAGTATTAAATCCGGACGTGCTGCCGCACTCTCTAATATCTGTTCGCATAACAATTCTGATTTTTAACTGTTAAATCCAAATTCTTTATTTCAATAGCATCTATCTTTTCGCCAACTTCCTTACCGTCAACATCAACAGCACCACGTCTTCCAAAACTATAATTTTCTGAATATGTATGGCTTACAATACCGGAGTAACCGAAATCAAATTTATCACATTTTTTTAACTCTTCTATGAATCCGTAATACAAAGGTCGAAGAATACCTTCAAAAGATATCTCACGACGTTGTTCATTTGTATACTTTTCCAATGTATTGGTAGCGATTATTATGTTTACAGATGCCTGACAAAAAAAATCCTCACTACCCCTTTCCTCGTCTAAGGGAACATACAGCCCTATCATTGGGAATTTTCCCAATGCTGTCACCCTGCTTTTCCCAAGAAGAAGAAGTGTTTCCCTTATATAAGAACTGTCACCATATATGTAATTTATCTGTTGATCCATTCTTTTTGACAAGGAAGCACATACATCTGATATTATATCGATTATCATATTCCAAGAGAATTAATTGTTTCCAACAATTCGAAATCGGTGGCGATATCCGGATAGTCCGCTTTATTTGATTTAAGCCACCTCACAAGTCTGATATTCATTCTTACCATGTCATTCCATGCGAATATCATTTTCCTTTCTGGACTTACAAGACGACCGTCATCTTCGTCAGCCTTCACACCTGTAATAGTTGCCTGTGCATGATTATGTCTCAAATAATGAAAATATATATAGTTGGCAATAGGGGATTTGGAAACCTCACTATCACCATCACTATATCTCACGACAAGACGCGCTATAAGATCATCCCATCTTTTTTCCTTCGTTTTCCCTTCGTTGGCAATATATGATGAGAATTCCTCATACAACTTCTCTCCAAGGAGTTTTCCCAGATATTCCGACTCATATTGCATTACAAAGCCTTGAAGGCTGTCAACTATCGCCTTATTAGTCTCAGAGGGAGTATGTATATTCAATACAGCACCCTCAATATCAAGAATACCTCCTTGAAAAAAAGTATAATCCACTAACATTACACAATATCTTTGAGGTTCTTCTTTTTATTGAACAAGTCTTCAGCACCGATTTTCTTAGCGTCCTCTATCAATTCCGTAGGAACGGTGGCAACACGCCCATCTTGGAAGAACTTAGCTGCAAGTAACATATTAACACTTACCTTATCACCTTTTTTATAAGAAGCTCCGTCCTTTGCGAACTCAACCTCATAAGTTTTAGTCAAATTTACCTTCATAGCATATATAAATTTATCCGCCGACAGCGACGGTGGTTATAGCTTCAATAACGGTTGCAATCTTATCCTTGACAAAAGCTGTTTTATATTGTTTTTTGATATAAACCATCAATCGTTTCTCACCAAGGATAGTCACCATATTTTTAGTGAAATCATCATTTTCCCACCCAAGTGTAATGGTAAGGACCCATACATCACGGATGTTAAGATAGTTAAAATCTCCAACCCAAATATCACCTTGTTTGATTGCAGTGCTGGTTTCCACTCTCAGACCTTGAATCAGTTCATCACCAATACGGAAAGGACGAAGATATTGCCCATTAACATCCTTAGTCAACTGCATTTGTGCATAGTCAAGAGGATGCATGAGCACAAGGTTGGGGCGATAAGCCATATTGGACATTGACACAATCTGTGTATACATACCAACAATAACATCATAAGTGTTGGGCTTATCTACTTTCAGAGTTGTCAAGGAGAATGTAGGTATATCACTCCCAATCCCTTTAATCTGACCACCAGAACCAGTACCAGACAGAATACCTTCTTCTTCTTTCAAACCAATACGATTGATAATCTCAGCCCTAACCTCCGCAACCAACTGAGGTAAATCAGATAATGTTTCTTCGGTTACTTTTGTGCCAAGAGCCACTTTGCCAGCATTGATAGTAACTTCTGACAATGTACCGCTCATCATAGGCTTAAGACCGCCTTCTGGAACCCATTCGGCTTCTTCTTCACCCGGATTGAACTCCGCATAAGTTAATGATCGTGTAGATATTGCTGCCACATTGGCAAATTTACGGATTACAGTCTGAGAACGCGGATCAACAGATAACTGACTATCAATTGTCATGTTATAATGTGGTGCCACACCTGTACTCTTCAAGGGCTCAACATCCTTTTTGCTCATAACAAGTGTAAGGCTTTTCTTGAATCCAGGAGACTGCTTACAAGCTGTTTTCAAGTCCACGGATTTCTCTCCATGTTTGCCTACAGTAATGAAATCCTTCAATTGCTCTTCAATCTGCTGGTCTACAGATTTGAAAACCGTTTCCCCATCTTCATTCTTATGCATTGCACCCTTCATGCGAACAATTATCTCTTTCATCTCACCAAGTTCCTTACGCACTGTTTCCAATTCCTTTTCGGAGTCTATCTTTTGAGTAACCTCATTTAATTTATCCTCAAAAGTTTTTTTGTCGATAGTATCGTTCATGAAATCACCTACAGTAGCGTTTATTGCGTCCTGCAACGCCTGTAATGACTTCACGGAAACCTCATCCATTCCCGACAAATCAATTTTGCTTAAAAAGTCAAATTTCATACTTCTTTAAGTTTTAAAGGTTTTGTAAATATTTTTATTTTTTTATCGGCTCCCTCTTCATCAAGTGGCTTGCCTGCCGGCTTGTATCGAGCGAGTGACATCGCTTTTCTTATTAACGTTTGAACTTCCTCTCTCTTCCTTATTGGAAGTCCTTTACATACATCACTTATTTCAACCGGAAGTGATTCCAACGCACTTTCATATTCTTCTGCCGATTTCAGACCAAGATATTCAGTTTCCCCGTTACATCCTATGGACACTACGGATATCTCATATAGAATGACTTCCTTTACAACCAAACAGTCACGTTCCCTATCATATTCACATTTTTCCCATACATAACTATAACCTATAGAGAACTGGTTCAAAGTTCCACTTTCAAGCTGTTTCAACGCTTGATTCCCTCTTTCCACATCATCAATAGACGCTTCAAAGTAAAGCCCTTTCTCATCTTCTTGCAGAAGCGTAATGCGTCCTATAGGTTCATGCATGTCATGCATCCACAACATGATAATCTTATCATTAGCAGAACTTTCCGGACCTCTCTCCTGTATACTTTTTGAGAAACATCCTTTCAAGAGCATATCACCGAACTTATCAATGTTATTGAAAATTGCGGCATAACCACTGATAGTTCTGCTGCCAGAATCATATTGTATCTCCTTTGCATAAAAAGATAAGGATTTATACTGCTTCCCCAGCCTGTCCTTGTATTTGCTTGTCTCCATCATTATTTATTTCTATTTTAAATTCCCCTTTTGGGTTATCCGGATCAATATCTGTAAAATTAGACATCTCAGTTCTTGCCTCCTCAAAAGTAATCAGCCGGTTGTTATACAATGAAGCTATAGCATTAGAGGCTGTAGACAAGGCATCCGCCAACTCTTTCATGTCCTTTTGAAGACAAGCGACATGAGTAAAGTCCATTTTGATTATTGCTCTGTCCTTACATATAGCATTAGTCAAAGCCTCTGTTATACATTCACTGTCAGGAATAATAAGATCCTGATATGCCGCTTTCTTTGCCTGAGAAGAGTTATCATAAGTACTTCCTTGTATAATCAGATTGGCGTCAAAACCTATGGTCTGAGCTATCGCCTCCAAACACGCCTTATCTTCCTCATGAAGCTTCAATTGTTCCGTATTTGATCCTAATGTAATCCATCCCAGTTTCTTAGGAGTCACCATGATTTCATACAACTTATGCACTATGCCATATTTCCTTTTAAAATCATTCTGCAATTTTTGGGATTCAGACGGAGTAATGGCGGCATTCCCTACATCAGTCGTATCATTCCCGTACAATATCCCTTTTGGACCTCCATTAACTATAAGATTTCCTCTCCCTATCAGTTGAGCCATATAGTTTCGCGTATGCGAAGATAATGCGTCTACAGGGGAATGGAAGGCAATTTTCCCTCCATTATTGCTTGGAATATCCATTATTGAATCGTATATGACAAAATATTCCTCATCCCCAAGCTCTATATTTACATCTCCCCAACGTATATATACCCTTTTAGCAATTGAAGAAAGTTCTGTCTGAGTAAATGGGTCTTTACCGAATGATTCCATATAAAATAATTCGGGAGGTATTACCATCATGGATTTAGGCAGGTCGGATTTTAAAGCTCTCAATGTATAAATAGGGCAAAATCCGAAACATTTTAAGGATATCTCAACCTGTTTTATAAAGGAACGCCCACTCTGTATTATATTTGGACGATTTAAGAGAGTCACAATATCTTTAAAACTCCTCTTTTCATTCCCGTTCATATCTGTCACGTAATATCTTCCGTTCTGAATCATTCTTCCGCAATGATCTAGAACCATTGCAAACGGCCAACATTCATGCAAGGCTCTTGCTTTCCCCTCAACAGTAGACATATCGTAATCTATATTTCCTTTATTGCCAGGAAACAGGCTCTCTACCCATTTAGGTACATAAATAAAATTACCCCCATCATCCTTACCATGATAGGTGGCTTCATCATACATATCCTTATTTGACTTCTTTAAAGAAGGTATCTTAAACCAGTGTCTCATATACAACAATAAAGGCAACCGCCGTTATAATACAGCAATTGCCTCCACAGTGATCACGTTCTAAAAGTGGGTATGGTGCAACTTCACACCATGAAGGCAATTGCCTGTTACAAAGGAACAAATTAATTTATTAATTAACAAGTAATTCAAATATTATTTTCGTTTAATATAAATTAAAATAATAAACTTCCAATTTATATACCCTAAAAATACCCATATTAAAAAAAGACCAACATTTTTTGTACAACATCCGATATTTTTTTGCCAAAGTTTTGATATATCTTAAAAATATACCAATTATATATTATATTTTTTCGATACGTAATAAGACAGTGCTGCTACAGAATAAATTGCAGCGCAATCATCTGAACCATTATAGTCCAATACTCCATCCATAAACTCATTGTATTGCGGTATCTTGTCATAGTCTGAACGGAACATCACATTATTTTTGATAAAATCCAAAAAAGCAGATATCCTAGCGTCTGCTCCCATATTTTTATGTATGATTCTGACATCATATCTATCCCTTAAGCCCCGTGCTATAGGAAAATAATTTTTTTCACTTTCAAACAAGATCTCCGCAGGAGATATCCCTTCTAAAAATGACAGAAGAACATTTTCATCAAATGAACTTATATATGTCACATTATCGATATATATTCGCTCATTTACATAACATGAAACCATAATAAACTTTCCGGCATATTCGGGAAGAACATATACAAGTCTTGTCCCCTGAATATTTTTAGATATATCATAATATCTCATATCTTTATTTTCCTGCTTAATTTTACTTCGTTTTCTTTTTAAGGAGAAACGAGTATATTCATCCTTAAACACCCATACGGTAATATAACGTAAGCAGTCGCAAATGTGCCCGTACTTCTCATAAGACTGCCCCGTAACCTTATCCTTAACTCTCGTCTTCAACATTCCACCGTTAACATCCTTCTTGGCATTATTATAATCAACAACTGAATTCTTACATCCGTCATCTACTGAAAAACACATTCCGGAACCACCATCAAGCATGTAATTGACAAACTCACCAGACATGGGCACGGACGGATTAGAATATGGTATCCTTTCTTCGACATGGTAAGTACCTTCCAGCCCTTCTACGAACTTGTCAAGGAATGACCTCTTTTCATCATCTATAGTATTCCCATTCCTTGTTGAAGCGTCACCATATAAATACAGCATATCATTGTATCTGATTGACCGCAGATAATCAACAGCCATCCGAGATGCATGCGTTACTGTGTTAAAGGGATCACCGGCACATATCTCATTAAACTGCCTTATATGACTTCCGTCCACTTGATAAAAACAAATCGAAATATAGGGAAGAACATTGTTATCAATAGAAATATGCACAGGAAGTCCCTTGATATATCGTGTTGTTTTAATATGCCTATTAGAATCGAAAGCATATAGAAACTCACCCCCCGTCTTAATACTACCCCATTCACCCAGCGCATATACCCGGTAATAGTTGTAATCATGTTCCTTGTACCATTGATAATTGGATATTGTCTGCCTGTCATAATATCCATATTTACCGTCCGGAGAACCAACCACCCAAAAATTATTTTTATAAGACGAATGCAGTTCTATTGTATCCGATGGGTACTTTTCCAGCTTTCCTGTACGTTCATTGGCGATCATTCTAGGTTTGCAACCCCGTTTCCCTAATATTGTGCTGTATGCCTTTGGCAAAGAACTTTTAGTAAGAGGATTTTTCACTTCGCCATATAGTTCATTTGGAAGATCGTCCCATTCATAAGTATCAAGAATTTTCGTTTTAATCCATGAATCCTCAGATACAGGATTAAAATTGCATATTATCTGCAACCCTTCCTTACCTCTAAGACGGAAACGTATCTGAGTAAAATCTTCATATTCGAACTCGGTTGCTTCTTCCATCACTATCCAACGATATCCAGTGATAGACTTTATTTTTTCAGGATCATCAAGCCCTGTAAAGTCAATTTTACAACCATTTACACAAGTTATATTATTTTTCTTAGGCACAAAGAACTGACTCAGTTGAAGATCCTTTAGTTGGGTCTTAAACTCTTCATACACTGTATTCCTCAGACTAGCTCCCACTTTTCTTACAACAAGAGCCGAACCTTCGCAAGAAAATACAGACAACAACACAGCCTGTGTCGTAGATACAGATTTTCCCGATGAAGAACCACCTCTGTTTATAATGTACCTGATATTCTTGTCATGCATAGCCTTACGGATATGCCAAAACAGAGGATTGAACAACTTATGTGAGAATACCATCTCTATCATCACTCGTCCCCAATTATCATGCGCACATTAGTACTGACATCACTTTTTACCGGAGCATCCCATCCAAGCATCTTGCTTATCTGTGTAATGGCGGCTATCTTGCTGTATAGCCGTATCTCCACTCCATATTGAGTGTTCTTAATTGACTGTATGCATAGACGGACGGATTTCGGAATATTCTCAACAGACTTTACCATATATGTATCTTTACCAGAGGACAGCAGATCTATCGGATCAACATTCACCACGCTTGCAAGAAAGCGAAGCACATCATCCTTCTTCATATCAAACCTCTCGCAAGCCTCAACCTGAAGCTCATTCAACCGGGAGGCCACATCTGAATTTTTAAGAAGGTCAAACGCACGTTTGCGCACAGTTCCGTCCTTCCAATTCACACTGCACGGATAAGCTTTCCGATACGCCTCTGATGCGTTACCCGTTTCTATATAATAGTGGCAAAATTTTTCTCTATTTATTACAAGTTTCTTTTTCATAAAAGTCTTTTCGTCCGAAGAACGTACCGCGCTCCTTTACACGGGATCATTACAATTCAAAGTTACGGAAAATATGAATAAAACAAAAAAACATACCATTTAATTCATGTACCCTAAAAGTACCCTAAATTCATTGCTAAAATTCAAGTTTAAGCTCATTCATAGGATTAACTTTCTTTTTTCCACCTTTCGATTTCCGATATACATCGTCAATCAATTATTTAAGCTCGTTGATGTAGCTTTCAAGGGATGTTGCAGGCATCCCTTTCTCTTTTTAAAACCTGCCATTCCTATCTACCATTCTCTTTTCAGAATCAGTGGCTTGTCTTTTGGGAAATTTTCCATGCCACTTCCCCGGTATCATACGCTGATTTTCCCCTTTACTGTCAAATATCAATCTCCCACACTCCGAGCACAATGGTTTTCCTTCAAACTCCTTTATGCTTGCATCATACTCTATGGGAAAGATTTTATGTACAACAGGCCAATAATCCGATGTGGCTGTATTCTCAACACAACCACATTTGCTACAAATAAACAGTGGCATAATCAATATCTTTTTCCGTTCAACATAGGTCTTAATTCATTGTATCGCATCTTCTGCTCAATGAACCACTCAATATCTATACAGTTGAAGCGACAATAGACAAATATTTGCTCTATAACGTTGTATATCCTTATGTCCAACGGAGAACATTCATCTAACAACTCTTGACATAAGAAATAGGCAAATTCGGGAATAGGCTCTTTGAAATCCTCTTCATCCCATCCCGGTGCATCTACACTATCCAATGTAGGAAGATAAATTTGTTTCAGTCCGACAAGATCAAGGCAACGAATCACAGTGTCACTTAATTCATCTTCGTATGAATCTTTGATATATTTTTCAAAACAATACTTGAAATTGACATCATCGTGCGGTTCTTCATCCTCATAAGAAGACTTGAAAGATTCCCTGTCGGCACGTTTCCCTTTTCGGTCCGCTTCCACAGCTTCCATAAGCTCGGAAATGATAAGACAAAGACAGTGTTCATTACTCAGCTCCTTATCATGGAAACCGTGCTCACAGGCTGTCTTATAAGCCCTATCACGAAGGGCGTTCAAATTAATATTATCCATAATCATATCAGTTTTAATGCTTCCTGTAATCCGGTTTCAAGTGCTTCTTCGTAGGTATCCCATTCCCCACCATCATTAGGTCCTTCATAAACAGAACTAGTTATATGAGTTCCATTATCAGCTTTAGATATTTCGTATCCATAGCCACAAGCACAGTTATATACACATATATGAATATTTTTGGTTTCACGTAACCACTTTTGGGCGACGGATTGCGGAGGAACAGATAGGTATTTATAACAATGATTCAAAGTGGAAACATCTATGAGATATTTTCTTTCATTGAACCCTTTCTCTTTAAGCAGTTTCGCTGTTTCTAATGTTACAAATTCTTCGGTCATGGTTATTCTCCTTTTAGTTCATTAATTAAAACATCAGCACAAGCAATTGCAAGCCGGGCAATGCCTTTAGGTATGTACTTCTCATAATTTTCTTCAGAACAAGCATAATGTGATTGATTGATGTCACTTAAAATCCCTTGCATTGCGGATTTAGCCAGTTCGTATCTACGCTGTTCCCAGTCAATAGCTAAATTTCCAAGATTTAAAAAGTCAAGTTCACACTCTCTGAAAACTATGTTATCGCATACATATAAATAATCTCTGCTATGTTGAGAGTTGATGTTTAATCGGGGAATTACATCTACCAAAACCCCTGTTGATTTTACTCTTGCTTTCATATTTAATTTTCTGATTTAATAATAGTACCAAATGAACGATACCTATGCCAAACCATATTTCCACGCTGGATGGTAATAATCCAATCACAAGCCTTAAAAACTTGTCCTACATTATATAAAAATGGTCGTTTTTGTATTTTTCTTTTTATTCTTGCTTTCATATTTAATCGAAATACATTACTTTCTTACCTATACATACTTTGAACCTTGAAAAACATTCGCTATGTTGTGTGATATTGTTAGGATTATATTTGTTAATAAAACATCCAGTACGTTTATGGTACCTGACACAAGCGTTCTCTGGAGATTTAGCCAATACCTCTTTTTCATCTATAAAATCAGAAAACAAATCATCTCTGTATGATACCTTATACCACTTAACTTGGTTTCTTATCTTTTTAAAATACTTTGCTTTCATTGTTCCTCCTTTGTTTTAAAATGACCTATTAGTTCGTTTACGGAAGCCTTGTGGTAATTGTCATTATCTTTTTTGCTTGTCTTAATTTCATATCTCAATCTCCTTTCTGTTTAATCCGTTCCAATACATCCCTGTTCGCTTCTAATATTTCATCGAAAGACGGGATGGGCATCCACATGTCACATTCGTAGTCGTTCCAATCCTCAAATTCAAATCCTCCGTCTGTCGCAACGTATGGCGATCTCCCGGATGAAACAACGATATAGCCACTAACAATCGCTCCATTTGATACCATTCTGCAAAGAACAAGCTTGTTTGGTTCCGGCAACCGTTCCTTCACGCTTATCCACGGGGATTGCTTGGACTGCCATTCTGCACCGTCCTTAAAGCCATCCAAGTAATACGGCTGATACTCGTCATTGTATATGCTTCTATCTATCACGCAGCTTTCTATTGCTGCTTCTTCTACTGTCTGTTTCATATCCTATCCTTTGAAATTTCTCATGTATTCGCAATCCTCATCACATACACCTTTCTTTGCACAGTGAGGGATATTAGTTCTCCGCTCATATTCAAAATTATAACATAGGTTTCTGTGTTCTTTCCTTCTTTCCATAGGACCAAGTGTTCTTGCTGAACTCCATGATTCATAGTCATTGCTAGACTCCTCTTTAAGAACGCATCCATCATTGTTATATAGCTTTCTAACTTCATTCATAATATTTATAGTTTTGAGCCATACGGCAGACATTCAACCACCGTATGGCCAATATTTATTTCTTCATTAAGTCAATGCGCTCTTTCAATGTGAGAAGGTAGTCGTGCATCTGTATTTTTTGCAGCCCCATTAAAGCAACCTGATTTTTACCAGCTATTTCAACAGCATCTTTTCGACCAAGAAACAGTACTAACTTATTATGTTTGTCCATCAACTCATTATATTCGATATACATACGGTCAAGAGGGGTATCAGCCACGTGATAAGCCTTCTCAAAGACATCTTTAGGACTCCAGCTTTCATATCCATCTTCATAACGGACATGATAGCCCTTATCATCAAAATTTTCCGTTGACGGTTTTTCTCTAAGAAGATGTTTTCCCCACGCATCACCTCTTGTCATAGGTTCTGCTTCAATCTGTTTTGTTCCAATATACTTTTTCATATCAATATGGATTTTACAAAGCCCGTCCAAGGCTATTTAATTCATTTCTATATCTTATTCGCAGTTGATTTTACAATAATCTTATTATCGGATGATGGCATTACAACCACATTCCCGGCATCTGTGCTAATTTTTAAGATAGGATTAGAATTTGCGTCAATACTGGCTACTATAATCATATCTCCAAAAACATATCTTTTATCTTGTTCTAATTCATTCATTTCTGTTCAGTTTTACTCTAATTGATTAAAAAAATATTCACTACAAACAAATCCCTTTCGCGGGGTAAAGTCTTTAAATTCACAACTTCTAAAAATCCATTTATTGTCAACCCATCTCGCCAAGTCTTTTTGCCATTGAGGAATAATTTGTCGTGGGTTATTCAAATCCCGGTATGGCTGTGCATGAGGCAAGAATCTACGTCCTCTATTTCGCCAATTATTGATACGTTCAAATGATTCTTTGAAGTCACTGAGCAGGATACAATAAAAGAAGTATTCGCCTTTGTATCCGTACTTGTCAATCAAAGCTGTAGCACGCTCACATTCAGCAATCTGTCCTGGTGTGTCACAGCCGAACCGTATGCGATTCATCCACTTTACTCTTGCCAATAACTGGGCGATGTCGTCTGTTACCAAGCGAGCATCTAATCCTTGATTGAAGTCTACACGTACTCCCATGGAGACAATCTTTTCAATCTGTTGTAAACCGTAGTCGGATGCAAGTACATTGTTATCCATAAGGATTATGTTTTCGCGACCATTGACGGCTATCTCTTCAATATCCATGTATGGGGTAATCTTGCCTTCTTTAGTAGGGACTACACACCATTTGCATTTGTTAGGGCAGCCTCTTGTCAAAAAGCCGTAAGCTGTCTTGCTATCAACAGAAGGATACAGGCTGTAATCTGGTTGCAAGCGGTCTATTTCTACCGAAAGTATTTTTGAAATATCATATCCGGTTCCACCTTTTTCAACCTGATCTGCATTGATGTAGTAACCGTAATCAGGAGTAAAGGAAAAGACTTTCGCCATGTACACCTTATCGTATGAACAAAGGGGATTATACCATTCTACATTGTCACCTTTTACCTTGTGCCATGCACTTATCTTCATCAATGCAAGATTAGGGTAATCACTATCTACTGCCAATAGTCCAATATTCATTACTATATCGTTTTGAACCATTTTCCTGATGTCAGGTAAATGGTAATTATTATCAATTAAATTCTAATTGTATTATCAGTCAACTGTTAATCAACTTCCACTAACTCACCGTTTTCCAGTCTATACCATGTGTCGGCCTTGACAACCTCACCATCGACTACTACAGCCTTCCAATCGACAATATCATACGAATCTTCCCCTTCCTCAGCTATGACCAAAATTGCACCAATTCCGCCCTTTACCCGAACATTGTTGCCTCTTGCCACTGACAGACCATTTGATCCGGTTGAAGCCTTTCCTCTTGCCGTGGCAGCACCATAATTACCAGCCGTGGCAGCACCTCTATTACCAGCCGTGGCAGCACCATAATCACCAGCCGTGGCAGCACCACTATTACCAGCCGTGGCAGCACCTCTATTACCAGCCGTGGCAGCACCATAATCACCAGCCGTGGCAGCACCACTATTACCAGCCGTGGCAGCACCTCTATTACCAGCCGTGGCAGCACCTCTATTACCAGCCGTGGCAGCACCTCTATCACCAGCCGTGGCAGCACCTCTATTACCAGCCGTGGCAGGTTTTCCCGAATCCGCATTACACTCGTTAGTACACCGTTCCTTGACAAAAGATACAGCTGCTTTCACAAGCCCCCTTATATCAAGCTCAGCGCCTATTCTAATTTTTGAAGAACAAACCTTGTCACTTTCTGAATCGTCTATTTGACCGCTCTGCTCAACCTCACAAAACCTTGACCTGGCTGGTGCATAGTAACCAAAAACATCCAGAGGATAAGGACATGCATGAAAACCCTTCTTGCATGCCTTTATGTCGCCTGTTTCTTCATACTCCTTACCTACCTCATACTTAAACCCTCTACAAGATAAATCTTTATCAAATGCTTTATAAGCCTTTATTTTCTGTTCCATGATAGTTTTGAGCCTTTTCAGACTACATCGTTAATACTAATTTCTCCTTTCAAAACTCGTGCTACCTGCCTGTCGATAATCTCTTGAAATTCAATTTGGCAGATAAGCGAGCAATCCGGTATAATCTCTTCTACTGGGTCGCCCCGCCACGTTGGTAGTTCATCAAGGAAGATACGACCGTCTTTATCCTTTAGGCAGGTAGCTCCAACATCACGCTCAATCTTAGCCATCCGGTCAAACACTTTCGGAAAATCCTTCCGTATCTTATTCCAGTAGCCCATTCCACCTTTGACACAACCGATACAATTATTGTTATTATAGCCCATCTTGTACATAGCAGGGATTTCAATGCCAGCTTTCCAAAGCATTCCCATTGCATCCGGCTTCGTAATCTGCTTTTCAATAAGCGGAAATAGTGGATTTGTATCTGGATATTGCTGCTTAAAGCGGATGGCGCGGTTTATTTCTTTCGGGTCAAAGTCGAAGCCCCAAACTTGACCATCCCAAGAACCAAGTTCCTTCTCCAACTTGTAACGGACTTGCTTCTTTAGCTCAAACGTACAAGCTGCTCCAGTAGAGCCATTGATATACCGTTTTTTAATCAGTACATCTTCTACGTTAAAATATTTATCGCTGCGAATGGTGTGTATTGGCTGATCGTACCATTTTTCACAATCCGCAAGGAATCGGGTGTTATCAGGATGCCCGGAACCAGTTTCGATGTAGTAGAGTTGTACATCGTTATATAAGCTTAATGCTATTTTGCAAGCAACTGCGGACGTAACACCGCAACTGAACCATGCTATTATCATTTTATTCCTTTCTATTCATTATTAATCGGTTTTTACTATTTTCCCATTATCCAATATCAAATATAACCGGCATTTATAGCTGACTGTATCCGCCCATTGGTGAGCATATTTCAAATACTGATGTAGCTTATACCTTCCGGGATTATTCATCATTTTATTTCTTATTCTTTTTTTCATCGTTTTGAATTATTTTTTTATAACTACCGCCATTGTACTAATAGAAGTGCCACTCTCTTTAAACTCGCCTGCGCTGATTTCAAACACTTCTCCATGTACTTTTTCCAACCAGTTGCGAAAATCAATACATCTCTTTTCCGAAGCGAATCTCCAGTGTTGGCTGGTTATTGCTGCAAGGGTTCCACCTTGTTCCAAGCGTTCATACATAAGCCTGACATGCTCTATATCCTGATTATCGGAAAACGGAGGATTTGCAATTATCTTAGTATAACTACCTACACTGTCTTTGGTAAAGTCTTCATCAAGCAATATTACGTTGTTAAGGGTGTGAAGAAATTCTCTGTTTTCCGGCATCAGTTCATAACATTCAACCATTACAGAAGGACAAGCCCTATGAATGGCTTTAATGAGAGCACCGCGGCCGGCACTCGGCTCCAGTACCGTATCATCCTCATGTATCCCTCCGGCAAGCATAACCAGCCAGTCGGCAACATCGGACGGAGTTTCAAAAAACTGGTAATCCCGCTGTAGGTTGCACCGTTTACCCTCTTTCAAAACGGAAAACACACGCTCCGGATTAAACGGGAATGTGAAACCCTGTATCTTCCCACCTTGCCATGAGCCGCCGGCTTCTTCTATCCACTTTTTTGCTTCGGCATAAGATTTTTTATTGAATTGAACTTGGGGAAGTTTGAGAACACCATCCTCAAGAGTACAATGTTTCAATATCTCTTCCACACTCCATTTCTTACCTTCATCAGCCTGTTTTTTCTTTTCCTCCGTTGAAGCGTCCGGCGCTAAAAGTGAAGATATTTTTTGAACAACTATGTTGCTTGCGTCCATGAAGGCACTGACGCAAGATATCGCTTCTATCAAAAAATCAGTGTCAACACACCCGGTATCGTCATAGATGTCTATCCCTTCGGTCATGGATGACAGTTCATTGAGCTGCGCTACACTACCATGTAACGTTTCGATTAAAATCTTTTTTTTGTTCGTCATAACTTTTCTGTAAATAAATTCTTGTTGTGTCCACACTCCCGTGACCTAGAAGGTCAGCCAGTTGAATAACATCTTTGTTTTTTTTCAGGAACATTTTAGCAAAGAAATGCCGGAAGGCGTGCGCGTGCATTTTCCTTGGATCAATGCCGCAATGTTTTCCCCATGCTTTCAAGTGCTGGGAAAAGCCACGCTGTGTGATCGGGCCGAATCTCCCTACCGCAAAAATCCCGGTTTTACCATATTCTTTAGCGTAAACCTTCGCTTCCTGCTGAATTGTTTTTTGGAAGAAAAAACGTCTGTACTTGTTACCCTTTCCTTTTAATGTCACTTCCCCGGATATGATGTCTTCCCACGTAAACTGTTGGAATTCCGACAGACGGGCACCCGTTGTACCCAATACCTTGACAAAGAAGTAATAGTCCTTGTTGGATTTCGTTTTCAGGAAATCCAACAAGCGGTTATATTCCTCCTCGGTCGGCACATTGTTCACATCGAGCTTGCGCTTCATCTTAGGCCGCTTAAGCTCTATAGGCTTCTTCAGCCATTTGGAAAATCTTTCTATTGCTGTAATCCGCAAACGGATGGTAGCGGGAGATAATTTTTCTTCTTCAAGACTTTTTACAAACCTCCTGCAATTATCCATGTTTACCTCATTGGCATACTCGAAATACTTTTTCATTGAAGTATAATATAAATTAACTGTATGAGGGGAGTAGTCATTATTATCCGTCAACCATACTATAAAGTCATTCAATAGCTTTTTGCTCTTCTCGGATATGACGTCAAGTTTTTCCAGTGGCTTTACCGTCTTATCCCTCCTTCCATATCCGATGTTAAGGAAAGACAATAGATCGCATATAGCTGAACACATTATGGAATGACGCACCATGACATCTGCATTTTCACGCTTATAAACCAGATAGCCACGACGATTGACATCTTCAGTACGTTCAAGAAAATCCGTTACATATTTGATATATTTCCCGACAGTATCATAAGTCCTGCCTGTTGTGTATAAGTAGGAAATATAATCAGTTAATATCTTCTGCCTGTCATTATTCATAATCTTGTTTAATTAAATTATACCAATCATTGCTATCTTCGAAAAAACATCTGTATCCATTAGCCGTATGTTTGCCTCTCACTTTCCGACATATAGCACTGATCAAAGAAGGAGCCACGCCAATCATCTTACCAGCCATTTGTATCGAAGGGAATACTCCACATAATTTCTCATCCTTTATCAAAACAACGCTCTTTTTATTCATGCCTGCACCAGTCTTATGCCAAGCCCCACGCCCTTTAGACAGATTTTTTATACTTCTGGCCTTGGAACGTTTTGAATGATAAACCATTTTACGACCCTTGTTGCGAGAAACACAACCTTTTAAAAATCGTCCGGTAATAAAGTCTCTCTCAAATCGCTCAGGCGGTATATATAATTCACTCATTTCTATATCGTTTTGAACCATTTCCCTGATGTCAGGTAAATGGTAATTATTGGAAATTAAATTCTAATTGTATTATCAGCAAGCTATTAATCAATCTCTATAATCTGATATCTCCCTTTTTTGATGTAAATCTTATGGTTGTAATAATCCTTGATTACTGCATATCCATACTGAGGCCTAATATTACCTGTTAAATCTTCAACATAAGAGTTTTCGTAGGCTTCCACTGTTGCGCTGCCGTAGGCTTCCACTGTTGCGCTGTCGTAAGCCTTCACTGTTGCGCTGCCGTAAGCCTTCACTGTTGCGCTGTCGTAAGCCTTCACTGTTGCGCTGCCGTAAGCCTTCACTGTTGCGCTGCCGCAGGCCTTCACTGTTGCGCTGTCGCAGGCTTCCACTGTTGCGCTGTCGCAGGCCTTCACTGTTGCGCTGTCGCAGGCTTCCACTGTTGCGCTGTCGCAGGCTTCCACTGTTGCGCTGCCGTAGGCTTCCACTGTTGCGCTGTCGTAAGCCTTCACTGTTGCGCTGCCGCAGGCCTTCACTGTTGCGCTGTCGCAGGCTTCCACTGTTGCGCTG